TCTTCCGGTCTACTCGCCTTGGTTAAATAAAATAGAACGGCTATGGCAATCACTTCATGAAACGGTGACACGCAATCATTGTTGCCAATTTATGTGGCAGCTTATTCGTAATGTGAAAATTTTTTTGGGAAGAGCTTCGTTAACGGCTTGGGAAGAAATGAGAAATATAAGAGTCTCACCATTATGACAAACTATTTAGAACTTCGCTCAAGAATAATTGCGATAAAGTACCGTGCTAGCCTCAGTATGAAATAACCACTCCAGTAAATAAACGTAAATAGAACTACATTATTTAATATGCCTTCTTTTACTCCTTTGGTGTTAAATGCAACCACCACAACACCAATCCAAAAAAAGACAATAGAGGTTTTGGTTTTCTTTTTTGATGCCACGTTATCACCATAATGAAAATAACAAATAGATTGGCGATAACCTAACAAACAGGTGGATGGAACTCAATCTGAACAACTTGAAGTGTGTTACAATTTTACAAATATATTCTTTACTTAATATTGCTTATCCAATTAGCTGCAATGGCTTATCTGAAAAACCATGAATGGATTAAAGATTAAATTTCTTCTCCTCAAGTTATTTCTTGAGGGGTACATTTAGGCTAATTAGACTCATAAATCCACCGCTACCACACACCGCATACTTAGCAAAAGATAATTGCCCTTTTTTGAGTATCTTCTGTACGCTTTGTTTGTCTGCATTACTTAATTTATCAAACCCAGTAGGTATAGCGAAAATTTTATCATCCGATGATTTAAATTTAATGAGGTCGATAGTATTACCACTTTCAGAGTATTGGAAACCATCAATCGAGAAAAACCCTTCGCCTGATTCGCATCCCTCTACAACCTTATCAAGATTATCAACGCTAGCCGTTTTGGTTATTTCATCTACGGTAAAGCTAGGCTCTGCAAACGATGGCAGTGTAACGAAAGTAAATAGCAGAGCGATAGCAATTTTCCTCAACATAGTAACCTCAAATCCGATTAACATAATTTAAGTATAATAGCTTTCTTAAAAGAAAACACACATCCATGTATGAATTTTCTTTTAGCCCATCGACGAAATAATCTGAGAAAGATTTGTTCTGATAGCTTCAGTGCCATCTGCCACTGTTCCTTTCACCGTGTCTGAGTTTGAATAAACGTTAACATTGCCGTTCATCTCGATGTTGACGCGTGTCGTGCCAGCCATAGGCATATTACGTATCTTGTCGGTTTGAGCCAAAAACTCGAACGGTGCATTCATGTCCATATTGGGTATGAGGGGCTGATCCATCCTTGATTGAAGGTTAGAAAGTGATTCCACAACTCCCTGAGCCTTCCGGTTTTTGCGTTCTTCTTCCATGTATTTTTTGACTTTTGGAATGTATTTGCGTGTCTCTTTTGGCATATTTTCCATACCTTTTTCACGCACTCTACCTTCTCCCCAATTATAACTAGCCAACGTTTCATCTAATTTACCACCGAACTTTTTAGACAAGTTACTCACCATTTCGGCTGCTGCATCCCCTGATTTATACCAATCGAAAACATCATCTCCTTTTAGTCCATATGCAGCGGCAGTTTTCGGCATAAATTGAAATGGACCCATTGCCCCAGCCTCTGATACCAAGTGCCTACGTCCCGACGATTCGGCCATAGCTATTGCATACAGTATTCCCGCTGGCAATTTATACTTCTTCTCCAGCTCCATGAAGTAACCCCGCATTGCATTGAGTGCAGCCTTGTCGGTGAGGTCGTTGGCGTTTTTAGAATTGAGCTGGGTTTTGGATGTAATTTCCTTGCTCTTTGCGGCTACGCGATTATAAGTTTTCGCAGCCGAGTTTAGGGCATCTTTAGCTACACCTGACCAGTTAACATTCCCTTTCTTATCGGTATTACTTGATATGGTATCGGCTATTTTATTGGGAAGACCTGCGGCAACGGCGAACTGAGCCATTTTACCGCCCGGCAATAAATCACCGAAGCCGAACAAGGCCGCTTCTGCCCGCTCTTTCGGGGTTTCAGCCTCAAGCACTTTTTTGGCTGCCTGTGTCCTTTTTATGCCTTCTACTGCCAGATTGCCGACATTATTTCCCAGTGAGTCCCAGTCAAAATTATCAATCTTGGACTTGAAGTCCATAAACGCCCATACAGCGCCACCGACTAACAAGCCGGGGAGACCAAAGAAGCGGACTAACCCTAATCCCGCCAGACTTAACGTTGTCAGGATGCCTGCTAACCATGGACCACCCAAGAACAAGGCTAATCCACCCAGTGTTAGTTTAAAGGTATCCAACTCTCCATTCGTATCAGTAAACCACTGACCGATGGTTGTGGTCTTGAACCACTCTTTGAACTCATCCAGTTTCTTCAGAATCCATGTGATTGACTCATCCCACTCTTTCCAGTTGAGTACCGAATCGCCGCCTTTTTTCCATGTCTGGTAATCGTCATACAACACCCAAAGTGCAGCAGCAAGCGCAAGGATTATTCCTGTTGTGCCCAGTAGTGGAGCAAAAGCCAGTAGCAACATGCGGCCTGTACGGAACAGAACAGGTATGAGAGTTAGTGTTAAGAAGACTGATAACGCCCTGAAGACATTAATTGCCGTCTCTCGGTTCTTATTCAGGTATTCTAAAAAACCCGTTACCATCGTCGAGAGCTTCAATAAACGCGGTATGAGGTAATTTGCCACCAGCGTCTTTAACCCCTCCCATTGCTGACTGAGAACGGAGTTTTGCTCTCTGAGTTTACGGTTAAGCTCCAGTTCTTCTTTGGTGGAGATAACGAGGTTCTTCTGGGCGTCCAGTCGTTTCTGGATGGCATCACGGCCTTCTAGCAGAGTATTAATCGTGCCGTCATCTATCCCCATATTCTTAGCGATGTTATAAGCCTGAGGGCGATCCATCTGGGACATGCTACCCGCCATATCCAGCAGAATATCGTCCAAGTTACGTAGCTTCCCTTGCGAGTCTACCACTCCGACACCCAGCGCATTAAAGAAAGGCAGGATAGACGCATCACCGACTGTCACTAAATCCCACAATGATTTATTGAGGCCAGACAGGGTAGCCGCCATACCGTCAGCCGTGCCACCGGACATCTCAGCCGCGTTCTGCCACTTCTTGATGGTCTCCGCGCTGAGTCCGGTATTCTTGCTCAGGAAGTGAAGCTGGTCACTGGCACTGGAAACGTCATTAATCAGTTTGGTGAGGCCAGTGGAAACAAAGAGCGTGGTAAACAGTCCTGCCAGTGCTTTCACTGCGACATTGACCGACTTGCTCCAGTCCTGCGTCTTCTCTTTGTTCTTCTTGGTCTTATCACCGTACTCTGACAATTCACCTAATATTGCTTCCAGATTGGTGTTGAGCTTATCCATCGATTTAACCAAGTCTTGGTTAGACTGGTCAAAATCTTTGGTACTGTCTGCGGCTTCATCTACATCATCAGACAGTTTGACAACCGCAGTTGATGCGCCACCTGCTTTCTTATCCAAGTCATCAAGTGCCTGAATTGCCTTGTGTGCATCACTGGCAAAACCGGACATATCCAGCTTAAGGCCAACCAGTAAGGTATCAACGAGAGTCGCCATTTGGCTCTCCTTTGGACGTAAAAAAAGGCCGCATTGCGACCCGTTGAGATAATCATTTCATGCCTGCTTTTCACCACATCAGGCGAGGTGGTTCCTCACTTACCGTGATTAAGGGAAAGTGATAGGTTGATGGGTTCGCAACCAAAATGAGGAATAAATAAATGGCAAACTATTTGGTTAGGGTTGAAATATATGATGCTGGTCATAATGAATATGAGGAATTACATAAAAAAATGAGAAGCCTTGGATTCTATAAGTCCATTACATTCTCTAATGGTAAAAGCCACGATCTACCCGATGGCACTTACTTTGGGATATCTAACAACAACAAATCACAAATTATGTCTGATGTGGAGAGAGTATCTAAGCCACTTTCAAAAAAAGCCCCAGCGATTTTTATCTGTATATTCACTGACTGGACTGCTTCACTTTATCCATCTAAGTGACCATAGCCAACTACTGGCACTTGACCATCTTTAGGCAAGTTGGTTCGCCTGATAATAATCATATCGGCAACCAACTTTATAGCCTGATCAAAAGTTATATTTTCTTCTACCGCTAATTCATGCACCATTGATTCAAGTTTGTTCATGTCTTATCTCACTTAATTTTTAGCTATTGATTGATAAACCTGACTACCGATTGTCGGATGATGCTCCCACCCTGCCATACTCACTCTCACTAGCCGAAATGCAGAGCTTAGCAAACCCCCTCGCTATACTTTCAGCCAGATTCTCCAGTCTGACTGTTTGCGATTCCTGATATTCATCATCAACTAAACCCGCTTCACGAATAGCAATCGTTTTATATACTTCAATCGCTGCTGATCTTGCATCAGGGGGTAATTCTTCAAATTTCATCGTTATTCTCCGTTGGTTAATTTATTCTATTACACTGACCCAGCACCGCATTGACTGGGCTAAAGGCATCCGTACTGCTGAGTGCGGCTATCACCCCGGCGTTTTTTGTGCCAATCACATAAGCAAAATTATTGTTATCGCTGGCAACGTGGTAAGTCACCTCGGACGCACTGCTTGAACCCGTTCCCAGCGCGGCACTGACATAGCCCCACGAACCGGACGGCCTGACATCAAAGGCCATACCGGGATGCAGGTCAACGCTGAGGTATTTGCCGTCTTTATCTGTACTGACACTCATCACGACTTGCGGATAATAACCGCTCGGAAAGCCGTTCAGGTTGCGTGGGTCATTGAAAAGGTGAGCAGGGTACATCTGACAGAAATAGTTGCCATCGCGGATGGCTAGCTTACCGTCCTCCCCCGTATAGACTCCGCTATCTGCTAATAACGCACACGGGAACAGCAAGAATGCAGCGGCGATTTTCTTGAACATCGGACACCTCACAGCAAGATAATCTCATTGAAGTATAGCGTTTTTGCCTGCATTTAATGCTGACGGTTTTCCATCTCTTCCCTGAGACGTTTGTTATAGTCGCTGACCTGACCGATTTCAATCAGGTTCATGGCAGCCTCAAGCCCGTAGACGGTGGCAAGCTCGTGATAGGTCGCATAACCCGCCGTCACAATCTGAAAGACCACGCTGGACACATTCACCGTTTCAGCCAGTACCCCTTCTCTCAGCGGCAGCCCGGCCTTTAGCTGTTCGAGTCTGAGCCACCGCCTTGTGTGAAAAAATCGATATGGATTGTCAGTGCTTCCTTACGCAGTAAGAACAGCGTCTTCACATCGCGGATATCGGCGTTAAATTCAATGGCGCGGGCATTCCCCCCGGACGGGACAATCTGCACGCAATCCAGTAACTCATTGAGCAGCGGGATACCGTCGGCTGCCCGAATGTTGGATAGCGCCTTAATTGCCACATTAGTGATTGCCATCATGCCCATCTCCGGGCGGATATCACCAATATCCACCCCGCCATTGGCAATGGTAAACAAGGCACGCATTGCCCAGTCATCGGCTTTCACTACGGGCATTTCGGTGATCACAAAGGTTTTGCCTTTGTCGCGGCCTGATTCAATGGTGATAGTCTTGGATTTTAAGAGTGACATTATGCGATTTCCTCTGCGCCGACGGTGATCATGTTGAATTCGTAGCTGGTTCCGTCCAGCAATTTTTTAATACTCGCGCCCGCTGTCATGCTTATCAGGCCGCCTGTCCCGGTGTAACGCTTTTTGATGGACGGCATTTCGATAACCAAATCAATAAAGCGCGTCTCCATGTTGCTGTTGAAGTCTTTGCGGATGTTTTCCATGATCTGCGTTGAAGGGCTGTTAGCCTCCAGATACAGTGTCCACGAGGTTTCATGCGGCATGTAGCCGATAGACTGCCTGCCATCCACCCCGATCCGGGTTTCTCCAAGCGTCACCTTACCGAATTCCAGTGCGTTATCGACTTGAAAGCCCTGAATAGTGACCCAGTCATCATAAATACCTTTGCAGCGCAGCATCAGGACGGCATTGGCTGAGGTGATCGTGAGTGGGTTATGTCCCATTGACATGAGGGTTTACTCCTTACTGAACATTAATAGAGGGAAGCGTCACCTGCTGGACACTGCCACCATCGGCATACCAGAGTTTCAGCGGTAAAGACTGGCGAAGTCCGCGCGTCTGTGCGGGGGCTTGACCAATACGTAAGCACCAGCCCTCGGTTTTGATTTGGGTTGCCGCATCAAAGCCAGCCTCAGTGTTAATCTGCTTTTTCTGCTGCTCGGATAATTCCACCCCGCGTTGAATAGCGCCGAAGTTCAGCATCTGGTCAATCGGGTCTTTGATGGCTGCCCGATGAATGGCTGCCCCGTTGTCGGTATAGGGGATGCTCTTGAAGCTTGTCAGCATGGTCATCAGGGCAAGCTGCAACTGGCTGTTCAGGTAGACCTGATTCACGTAGCTGTCGAGCCACTTGAACTTACCGGATATCGAACCCGGATAGGCGAAGATAAAGCGGTCGTTTGCCGTACCGTAAGCCCCGTAGAAATTGAATTTCAGGCGCAGTAACTCATCTGCCAGTGCTTTATCGGTCACGGAAGGTTTCAGCCCTTCCTGACGGCGGAATGCAAAGTTTGTCCGTCCGTTGAGTTCATTAAAGCTCAGGCAGGCCGGATAACCACAGACAAACGCCCCGTGCGTGTGGTTGCCAAACATCAGGTGCGTGCCGCCAATATCGGACTCACGGATAACATTCGAAATTGCTTCCAGCTCCACCAGCGATTTACTATTCTCAGGCCATACATGCAGATAGCGATCCCCTTGCAGCGATACCCATTTGGAAATGGCTGATTTTTCGTCTGTACTGAAACCATCCACTGCCATCACCGAGACAAAATTGCTCACGGTTTTGGTGATGCGGGGTAACAGTTCCTCAATGGTGTCGGCTTTGATGCCCTCGTTTTTCTGTGCGCCGGTTTCTTCGGTCAGCCCCATGTAATCGGCTAAATCCCCCGTACCGAATCCAATCGTGCCATCACTGCCTTTCTTGATGCCCTCAATGGTGAAGGTACGGCTGCCTGCGTCATATTTACACACGCCCGCTTTCGCCAGCGATTCAGAGACCGCCGCCGCCAGTGCCGAGTAAGACTTGATGTCCGCTGGCGTGATGGTCACTACCTGCCTTTTGCCGTCGATATCCAGCGCCAGCCCCTGTGGGATATGGCTGAAATCGCGAATAGGCATTTTACCGCCCACCAACTTAGCGGGTTGATCAGTGGTCATCATGGAGGCGATATACAATGTCTCAGGCCGAGCCGTCGAACCGACAAAGCCAGCAAAGTAAACCTGTGCCGCTTCATGCTCTTTGGATTTTGTGCCAAAGATATCAGCCACCTGTTCAGCATCGCCAAAGGCTTTTACGCCCAGCATGGCATTTGGGGTTTGCTTGGTAGTAAACAGCACATTCAGTGCCAGAGGATTACCGCCCGTGCCAACGACGCCGGGCAAGACACTGACAATGTCACTTGCCGGAATAGTGTTCATGGAAATTCCTTAAATAGAGTTGAGATCGAGAGAGAATGAATCAGTGCTGTCCACTGAGTAGGTGGTTTCAGGGTTGTATTGCAGCTTAATTTCAAGCATGACGCGGTTTTCATACTGGTTCGCTTCGTTGACCAGTACCATTTTTCGCGGTGATTCACTGTAAAGTGGCTGACATTTTTTCAGCCGGGCGGTGGTGTAAGGGGACTGCCACAGGTTCGCCGCTATCCGCGCCCGTGAATCGGCCTCGTCACCGTAAAAATCCAGTTGCATTGTCAGCTCGACAGAACGTTGTGCCGTAATGGTTGACGCTTCGTGATGATAGTAATTGGCAGTGTAATCCAAATCCCGCTCAAACAGGGCGTGCATGATAATACCGTTCTCAGGGGCGGGAACATCATTCTGATACCCCTGCATCACCTCACATGAAAACAGCTTAATGAGATATTTTCTCACCTCAGTGAAAATATCCTCATGTGTAACGGTTATTGTCGCCATAGCAGCACCTTCACCCATGTCGGGTAAGATTCAATAACTTTCGTGACATTCCACTCAGATATCTCCTCTTCACCGTACGCTGCAAACCGCATCCGGTCAGACCCTTTTTGTTTCGAGCGCCGGATTGCCGATATCTGCCCGCGTGCATACGCGTAAATATGCTGTCCCTGCTGGTTAATCACCCCCAGATGCTCTAAATCCTGCGTACTGAGACTCTGGAGCTGGACAGTGATTTCATGCTCGGTGTATTTGGGGGCTTGCTTACCGGAGTCCGAAATGGTGTAGCCATCATTGGTTAACAGGATGGCGCTGATATTCGGGTTAACGGTGGTGGTAAGGCTATTGGCGATAGTTCTGACATTAATCATTTCTCACCTTTCATGCACAAAAAAGCCGCACAAGGCGGCATTAGACTTTAAATTGTAAAAATAAATTTATTGGTTATCTCTCGCCTGCTTTTTTCGCAACAAAATCACTGTGGCAGCCATTTCCCCTAACATGATATTTTTACTTTTAAAAATATTACCTTCCTTCATAGCTTCTAACCACGCGACGATATCATCATAATCAGGCTCTGAATATGTCGCCCTGAATGCATCAAGGTTGACATCTTCTACCGATTTAAAGTAATCAGAACAAAGCTCAACCGCTTCCGAGGCGATTTTTGTCGGCGCTTTCTGGGTATTTATAACCTCTTGCTGGACATGTTTAACCAGACAAGCACTTAGCTTTTTCCTCTCGGCAAGAATCTTTGAGCGTGACGCTTCATTGTCTAATACAGATCCTGCAAAGGCATTGTTAGCCCCCATAATGAGGGACATAAATAATATAAACTTTAATTTCATTGTCGTTTCCTTTCGTTAGGTCACGCAATGATAACAGTGAGATAAATCGGTTACCGCGATTTATTTACTGCTTTTGATAACTTCATAATCAATTGCCCGCTGCAAACTCCCGGTATCCACCAGCGTCTGACCGGGTGAGGCATTACCTTTTTTCGCTTTTCGGGCAACCGTCTCTGGGGCATTCGGCGGTGGCAATGACTGCTCAATACTGTCTTTGATATCTGATGCCATCACTTGCCCGACGACATCAAAGGCCGCCTCGACACCGCCTGCCTCTTGCAATCGCCCGCGAAGCTGTGCCCCCAGAATCTGCCCCCATTCCCCGGATTTATTGGCGATGGTGCTGCGCATAAAAGGCCGGGGCGGAATATTGCGTGTACCAAATTCGTTAGCAGCGGCATAAGGGGCAATTTTTTCGCCTGTTTCTTCATTCGTTGCGCCTGCCAGTACCCCGGCCTGAACCTGAATTGTGGGTGTGCTGGCGATGCGCGCCAGTGCCGCCCGGAGTTTATCCCCGCCTTTGATTCCCATAATTTACCCCCAAGGGTGATAATGTTTGACTGCCGAATAACGTCCACCCACCACATATTTGCGCGTGGCCTGCCAGTACATCTGCCCGCAGGGTGTGAGCTTGAACCACGAGGCATTGGCGGCATCGGGAACCGCAAATGACACACTGACTGAACCCTCTGACGCACTGGAGGCCGGGCCTGCCTGTCCTTTATCACCCCATAACGTGACGGTTGCAACATGACAGGTCAGCAGGTACAACAAGGTCTTGCGCTCCTGTGTGCCGCTGGGTTCATAAGGAATAATCGAGTTATCGGAGTTATCCAGCAACAGACAGGCCACATCAAACGCCTGTTGTAATTGCCCGTTGGTCAGAGCGCCTGCAAATCGCGGGTAAAGCTCAAGGAACGCATCAGGGTCAAAGGTCACGACTGCCATCAGGCAGCCTCTTTTGCCGGTTCTGTCGCGGTCTTGCTGGTATCAACCGGCTCGCGACCGTGACGCAGCTCTTTTTTCTCGCTGGCTTTATCATTGGCACTGGTGGTTTTTTCATCCCAGACACACAAGTTATTTTTGAAAATTTCCATGTCGCCATACGTTTTCAGGATGTATTCCCATTTATCTGCATCAACAACGGTTTCACCGTACAGACCGACGGGCAGCTCCCCTTTCTCTAATCCAAAGAGATGAAAAGCGTTACCTTTCAGCACCATACTCGAACCATCCGGCATCGGAAACTCGATGCCATGCGGGTGATTCAGGCGAACATTCATGGTTTTTCCTTTAGACATACTTTCTCTCCAGCATAAAAAAATGGCCTCCTGAGAGACCACGGTGTTTTGATTGGGTTTGATGACTACATTCCGGTCATTTGGGCAATGGCCGCCGGAATTCGGATCACGGAGCCATAGGTGGTTGCCGTGAATTTCTGCGAGAACGACGATAAATCCGGCACAATGCGGCCTGCTCGCATCTTCTCACCAAAACCCAACAACCCCGTTTCCATGCCCGCTATTTTAGGGGCAATCAACTGCATGGTTTCACCACTCGCACCACCCAGTTGTGGCAAATTGACAAACTTGATCTTGCTGAAATACGTCATCAGCATTTTCATCACTGAGACGTTAAAGTCAGTTGCATCACCCAGTTGTACGCGCAATGTGGGGGATAGCGCCAGAATCAGTTCATCCTGTTCAGAAATCAATCCCTGAGTCTGATTAACCAGACGGGCAAATAAATTCAAAATATCCCGATAACGTTGCTGCGTGCTCTTGTCTACCCACTTAGTTGAGCCTTTTTCACCAGAAGGCGCGGCAACAATGGCGGGAAGCAAATTAGGGTCGTTAAGCGCTCCGTAAATTTCACGGCCTTCTACCCCTAACAGGTAGAATTTATTGCTGTCGATGTCGATAATCGTCGCCGCAGCGCGTTGTTTATCCGCCGCTAAATTGATTTTCGCCCCCGATGCCATGTCTGCCTCTAAATCACCGTATTGGATAACGGTTTGATAGCGGTACTGCTCGCGGGTGTGCCATTCATTGTTCGTTCCCGCCCGACCGGAGTGTCCAAAATCCGAATAAGCCGCCGTGTTACCCGTGACTTCATTCGCACGCCATTTCATATACGGCGTTGTCCAGTCTCCGCGTTTCTCTTCGCTGTATAGCTCACGGGCGTTACGGACGGCGGTCAGGATTTCAATGACTGTCGGGTCGATATAAGCCAGCAATTCAGCCGGAACAGTGGAATTAGGCGATGTCACCATCGCAGCATCCTGAATCAGTCGCGGCATGTTGTCACGGGTGATCCACTCACGCGCCCCGTTAAAGACAAAGCCGTATTGTCTGGCTTGTTCAAAAGATATAGGCATTCTGTTCTCCATGACACGCACGACAACGCCCACCCGTTATTGCAGAGTGTCTGTCATGCGTGAAAATAAATGAATTAATGTAGGGTAAGAAATTACCAGTTCGAGATGATGGCGAGGTTGCTGTCAGCGTCGTAGTATTTGACACTCCAGTCGGTCTTAACGTGACCCTCGACCGTGGCTTTGGCATCAGCGGTCTGAATGCTGCCATCCGTCGTTGAGGCAAATACCGTCTGCCCGATGGCGGCATTCGGATTAGTTGGCGTACACCAAAAATCCCCTTTAACCGCGACCGTAACATCAGTCTGATCGGGAATAACCATCGTGCCCGGTGATATCAGGTCGAAGTTGTAATACGCCAGCACCCGCTCAGCAAAACCAATCGGCGCATCTTTGCCTGTTGTAGCGGCTTTGACTTGTCTGAAAGGGTCAGTGCCTGCAAAGACGAACTGCCCGAGCGTAATATCGCCTTCTGCTCGTGGGTTGCCTTGTGTGTAAACCACCGGGTTTTGGGTGGCCCTGTCACCGGGAACCGCCGGTGCGTAATACAGGCCGACTTGTTTTTGTAATGCCATGATAACCTCTTAAAGTTTGATGTTTTTCAGACCTGCAAACGGACCATCCAATTGCGCGGGGGCGGTATCCATCACCGGTTGTGTGAAAGCTGACGGCTTTTGGGCTGCCAGTACATCGACCATGCCTTTATACGCGGTTTTATCGTATTTCTTCGGGTCATAGCCCTTGGCTTTCAGTGCATGCGCATAGACTTCGTCAGCACTGTCAAACGCCATGACATCGACATCTCCCACCAGCGAGCGGACTTTATGACCAGCTTCATTAAGCGCCCGGAAATGAGCTTTTGCTTGCTCAACAGCCTGATGGCGAATGGTGTTAGCATCCATAGTCACTTTGGATTTCTTGTCCATAGCAGGGGGCTTCTCCTTGCTCACTTCCGTGTTTTCCTGTGTCGGATTATCCTTCACTGTTTCAGCATTGGCGGGGTTATCAGTGACCGAGGCAGGGGGTTCACCTTCTGCCAGTTCGTGCGCAAATTGCATGCCGCTGATAAAGGTCTGTACCGCCGTTTCATCATCCGTTGCCAGCCCCAGCGCCGTCATTTTTTCTTTGACTGCGTCCTCGTCTACCGCGACTCCCGTCTTTTTTTCCTCAGGCGGTAACGTCGCATTCGGATCATCCTGTGTGACGCCGGTATGCTCAGGTGCTTTATTTTCTTCTGACATCTCTTGTACCTTCAATTGAGACGGCAAGCCGTCATGTACGTATACATCGGGACCTGCCCGACCTTCTTTGACCAGTGCCACATGGTTTCCCCGGATGTTTCGCATCACGAAGTCATAAGGTGCACCGTTAAATTCCCCTGACGTGAAATCAGGTTCAAAAAAGTAACCACAACTTAATTCTTTTAACGAGCCGTCCTGAATGGCATCAATCGCCATCTGGTCAGTGACAGTTAATGCGTTATCCAGATAAGGTGAATCCCAGACCGGTGTTGTCCCAATCGATCCCACCCGCAACTCTTTTAGTGGCTGTTCTGCGCTGTCCTGTTTATGCAGATAAAGCAAGGGAACACCGTTAAACGTGGCCTTGGCTTTATCCAGCTCATCGCTGGGTCGGTAGCCGTAATACATTCGGTCTGGCTCTAAGGCCAGCGTATCCCAGCCGGGGATTTCCCGACCGACATAGGGCACCACCTGCTCTTTGGTTAAATGCGTCTGAGAGACATGAAGGTAGCCGTTTTCGTCAATACGTCGCCGACTCCCCGCGTCAAAGACGACCGAGTTATTTTCATTCATTGTTCACCGCTTCCAATTTGAGGGATAACCGGGCGGAAATCGCACTTACAATTGATTAATTCACCGGCATGAACATGCCGTTTCACATGGTCGTCATAGCAACCTTCGCTGAGCTTAAACCGCTGACCGTGCATTCTGACGTGTGAATCACGGTATGATTTACTGCCTCCTGCCCGGTGTATCCAAATGCCTTCGGTTATCCCGGTGGATTTGCAACGTTCGCGGGCAATGGCATTCGTCGCTTTGGCGTTCTGGTCACGGGCAATGGTTCTGGCGCGGTGCTCCGTTATCCCGTAGCGTTTTTTCAGCTCTTCCTTCAAAAAGCCCACATCCCGCCCATTAACCACACTTTGCTGGACCAGTGTTTGTACCTGTGTCAGATACTGTTCAGGAATGGATTTAATCAGGCTGACCTGTTGCTCATACAGGCTGTCTATACCCATCGTAATTGAAGCTGCTTGATTTTTCCTTCCTATCAGATCAAGATTGTGTCCATGAAAATTACCCTGACAAATGCCCAAAAAGAAGCCCTC